GTTATTATATGAATATCTCTCGTCCCCATTGATTAATTTATGTTTACCTAAAACATTGCCATAAAAATGGATCCAGACATTTTTTCTGTAATGGTAAAAATCAACTCCCAAAACTAAAGCCAAATCAGCAAAGCTGCCAATTTGATCTAACTGCTCCTTATTATATTGGTTTACTACATTTTGAAACACGCTGTTTCTGTAATCTGCATCGGAAGACGCTAGTAATTCTCCATCCGGATCAAACCATTGATAGTCATAACCCATACTCTGCCCCGATGTGCTAACCATTTGATAAAGCACGTCTGTATGTCCTACTGAATAGCTTAAATTCCACCAGTTATTGTCTTCTAAATAGCTTTCAATCGGGTTATAGCCATATGCTTTTTCGTATGTTCTATAAATACCTCCCAAACTAATGGATAATTTTTTTCCTATGGGAGCTCGAAACCTTACTTCTGCACTTTTGTAGTCTATATCTACAAGCTCGTTTTTATTATACTCGCCTTTTACTAACCACCATTTAGCTAAATATCTTAAAAAATATTGTTGGTTATCAAAATCTCGTCCCGCCTGTCTTCCTCTTGATACTTCTGCCAAATATTCTAACCCGGTTGTATTTCCGATGTTACTTCTAACCCCTACATTGTTCTCGTCCCCATCGTAGAATTTATCTCTGTCCTCATATTGAAAATTTGCCAACTTACGCCATCCGAAAGAAAACATCATATCTGCTGGATGGTTTTCGGTAGTTTCGATTAATTCATTGTCTTGTGATACATAAAAAGTCTGCGGTGCTTGAATAGAATTTGTTTCAGAATAAGCACTATAAAAAGTGCTATATTTAAAAACGCTGTTCCAAAATCTTTTTTGTTTTTTTTCTTGTCCGCTTACGTTCCCGCTTACGATAACTGCGAACAATATCAGTATTAATTTTTTCATTTTTATTTTTTAAAATCGTTCCTCCAATAATTCCTGCACATATTCCTGTACATCTTTTAAACAGCCCTCTGGTAATTTTAAATCAATTCCGCTCTCAATTCTTAACATCTCCTCGCCGTCTTGATAAACAATTATAGTTGGTAAATATTTTATTGACTCCTTTTCAAATATCTTTTTATTTTCTGAAAGATATAAGGTTTGTTTGTATACACCCTTAAACCCTCCTAAAGTAACCTCGCTATCTGTGACAAATTTAGCACTAAACTGAACAACGCTTATGTCATCCTTAATTTGCGCAGTAATCGCAGAAGTCCATAAGCACACAATTAGTACAACCCATTTCATAATTTTTTTAATTTCTACTTAATTCGTAAAGCCTTTGGTCTATTTTGTCTAGTTGCGCTTTTACTTCTTTTATGTCATCTGCCATTAGACCTTGTTTTTCCTCTATGTTTTTTACCGTACTTCTTACCAGCTCGTCTTTGTATTGAAATTCCACCTGGTTAACTGAATTATCATTTAAAGCCTCTATGTCTTCTGTGTTAGTAGCCACACTGCTCTGTAAAGTAAAATAAATTCCCAATAAAGAGATTAAACCAA